GGAATAGATGGACTCGAACCATCGACTTTCACCGTATCAGGATGACACTCTAACCAACTGAGTTATATTCCATTGTTATTGGTACAAATATAGTTATTTTGTACGAGAAAAAAAAATCCCCCTGACTTTTAATCAGAGGGATTCAGTATTAGATTTTAACAGTATATTATTTTAAGAATCTTAATTTATACACTGTGGAGAATATTAATTCCTGAACCGTATCAATCTGATTTTGAATGAATGATTCTTTAACGTTTTTTCTAGCTTTCTCAATCATAGTATCTAATGATTTGAAATAATTAATTACTTGCTCAGAACTCTTATAGTCCTCAGTTTTAAGCGAGTCATAATTTTTAATAATATCGTACTTACCTTGATAACTTTCGATAATACCGTCCACTAACGCATCAATTCCTTCATAGTATCCTTGTAATGCTTTATGTTCAGAATATGACTTAGTCTGTAAATGAAAGATGTGTACTTGAGTTTGAGAATGTAATAGTGTTGACACCATATTCTTAAATCCTGAGTTACCTTTAGTTTCAGGCTTATTTTCCTGTTCATTCAGGTGCATCACCTTGAATAATTGTTCTTTAGTTAATGTTACTTTTTCCATAGTGATAAATAGTCATAACTATGGAAATGTTGCGGAAGGAGTAGGATTCGAACCCACGGTACCTTGCAGTACTTCAGTTTTCAAGACTGACGCAATAGACCAACTCTGCCATCCTTCCGTAATAAGTGTTTTGGTCAACCACTCGCATCCCACCAATCTGTTGTATCAAACTTTCTGTAGTCCAAACGATTAAATCTCCTACTACTCATTCTCAACTCACTTGCCTAAGCCTTGTCCGTTGTAAACACTTTGGGTAACTAACGGGAATCGAACCCGTGACAACTTGAACCACAATCAAGCGCTCTGCCAACTGAGCTATAGCCACCATATGTTGCGTGTTTGGGGTTTGAACCCAATTGACCATCCTTATGAGAGATAGTTCTTTTCCTCTAAGCCACGCAGTTTAGAGGTTCTATTAGGATTCGAACCTAAACTCCAAAATCCGTAGTTTTGTGTGCTATCCGTTACACCATAAAACCCTAATCGCGGTCATTGTCCCATTTGACAACAATCATCAAAATAACCCATACTAATAAAAACCACATATTTTTTTCCATTTTGTTACCCGAGCTGGATTCGAACCAACCCTAAATGCACCAAAAACATTTGTGCTACCGCTACACCATCGGGCAATATTGTGGACCAGCCTGGGCTCGAACCAGGGACCTACTGATTATGAGTCAGGCGCTCTAACCAACTGAGCTACAAGTCCAAAATGTGGGAGTAGTAGGACTCGAACCTACGAACTCTAAAGAGGGAAGATTTACAGTCTTCTGCAATTGCCGCTATGCGATACTCCCAAGTAAGGAAAGGAGAAGATGGTTCAGTGGACATCTCCTTTTATGATTGGCATTACTATGGTAGTTTAAACTCCGACGATGTCTTATTCCAACCACTACCAGGTATTTACATCACCATTCCCCAATCAACCTAATATTTTAAGGAAAGTAGAAGATGGGTGCGTGGACATCTACTTTTATGATTGGCGTTTCTTCGACTTCATTCAGTCCCCTCGCTTACATTCCAACTCCTTAGAGAAGGTGTAAGGCTTTCCAATCAACCTTTAGCACGCATGAAAGGATTCGAACCTCTGACACATAGTTTTGGAGACTACTGCTCTACCGTCTGAGCTACACACGTATTATTTTTTTACAATTCCCGCCTTAATAAGAAACTTACGAGCAGATTTCTTATTCTTGCAGGCTTTTTTTGTTGTCATTCTAATGGCTTTAACCATTTTGTCAATTTCTTTCTTTGTCATGAGGTCGGTACAGGAATCGAACCTGTGTAGATAGTTTTGCAGACTACCGCCTAAACCACTCGGCCAACCGACCCTTTTGTTTTACAAATTTAACCTAAATTATCGGGATAATATAATAATGTTGGATTCTTTTTTTGAATATCAACATCAGGATATTTCTCTTTAAATTTCATCACATTAAAAGGTTGAGTTATGATATGGAATCCACTTCTTGTCTTAATAAAAGTCATTCCTTGGTCTTTTCCTGCCTCTTTCTGTAACTCGTTTATATATTCTCTCAACGATACTTGGTATGGGTCATGATTGAATCCATCCATTGATACGTTATCAATATCAATAATCCATCTTTTCTCCTGAGTCTTAATCTGTCCAACAACCGAATCAAATAACCCCTTTTGGTTTTGAACTCCATTCTTAATTCTCTCAGCTAAACTCGCCAACATATCCAAAGACACATCTCTGTGGTTTTGTTTTTGAACATGAATGTAAGCTCTTGCCTTGAACATCTCACATAGTTGCTTTACCTCATCATATCTCCTTTCCAAATGGTCAATTGATTCAATGCAATATGTTTTGATGGTTCTAACCGATTGATGGTTATCTTTCTCTCCTTCAGGTTGGTCTTTCTTACGTTTGAAAACATACAACATATAGAAATCCCCTTTCTCCTCGAAGTTCAATAACGGTTTTATTATGTTTATGTTATCTATCATCTTATTTAAAATAAATTTTATTAGGAAAATCCCCAAATACATACTTGGTTACATCACATAACCACATCTCCATACAGTAACTAACTCCTTGGTATTCATTCAAGAAATACCACGCACCTTCTCCAAGTTCAGGACCTTCAAGTCTACCTATTTTAGTAAACTGTAGGACTTCACAACCTTCAAACGGTAAGTCAGATAATGTAACGTATATCTCATTCTCGCCCTGAGCCAATACATCACAAAATGTATCGGCGCCTGCAACCATCTCTAACTCCATTTTACTGAAGTTGCTCTCAGGTAAGTCCACAAACCAACCATCTGAGTCTTTGTAAAATTTATATGTTTTCATGTAACCCCGCCGAGATTCGAACTCGGGACTCCTTCATTAAAAGTGAAGTGCTCTAGCCAACTGAGCTACGAAGTCAAATACCCCACTTCACCAGCTTAACGGACTGGCTGCCATATGGGAGTGGGGGTTTCCCGTTAATTCGGGACTCCGTGGTAACGGTCAGAATCGAACTGACGACACCTTGCTCTTCAGGCAAGTGCTCTACCAACTGAGCTACGTCACCTAATGTAGTTCCTGTAGGATTCGAACCTACGACTACTTGCATGTAAGGCAAGGACTCTTCCACTGAGCTAAGGAACTGTAAATTATGTATCGCGTACGGGGTTCGAACCCGTAATCTTCACCGTGAAAGGGTGACGACTTAACCAATTTGTCCAACGCGACATTTAAATCAACTACAAAATTACAACCAATATTTCAAAGAACCTAACAATTTTAAAACAAAAAACCCCGAACCTTTTTACGAGTTCGGGGTATATAAAAAATTAGTTTATTTTTATCTTAAAAAATTATCCTACTATTACATCCGAACTACAATCGCGCATACGCTCATACCAACAAATCGATTTTTGCTGTGTACTAAAGACCATATGTTTTATTGTAGTTTTCATTATTTCTAATATATAGTTCAAAGATAGTAAAAATCTCTGAGTTATCAAATTATTTTTCCAACTATTTATAAAAAGATGAAAACATTAAGACAAATTATTAAAGAAGAGTTGTTATTTGAAAAGAGAATAACTCAGGTTAGCTCATCTTTGGAAGTTTCATTTTTATTTGATGTTAATAGAACTTCTCACGCCTTTGATAGGTCAGTTAGAGATGATATTGTAGGTTATAATACAAGACCAATTATGAATGCCGAAATTCGAGAGATTATTGGTATGACAAAAAAAGAAATAGCCGAAAAAATAGTAACGAGAGAAATTCTTCCTGAAGAAGATTTTGTAATAAAATCTTTAAAATGGGAATTGGCAATTGCAATAACACCCGTTCATATGGGAGGAACTCATTGGCAATTAATTATTAAAACTGTATTCAGAGAATCTAAGCATGACCCTTTTAGAGTTGGCGAAAACCAATATATAATAAAAAAGGGTAACACTAGTATCTGAATCGTTCCCGTGTTACCCCGTTTGTAATTGAGCTTGTGTATCTAAATCGTGCTCCTCAATCACAGTACAAAGATACAAAAATATTTGAATTATCAAATTATTTTATTTCGTGGTCTTGAGGTTGTGGTAAAATTTGTCCTACCAAAACATCCCTAACACCATTTGTTGTTGGACTAACAAAGTGAGGATGAGTTAATCCACCAGGGAATAAAACAAGGTCACCTTTTTTTAATCTAATATGTTCATTCTGTCTTGGGAATGATAAGTCTCCTCCTTTGTAATCATCAGTTAAACAAATTACAAAGGTAAATTGACTAAAATCCCAATGTAACATTTTGTGTGAATTTGATGAACTATCAACTGTATATCGATAGAAATAGATTTCTCTCCATCTAAACTTCACGTATTCTTTTAACCCTTCCCCATTTAAAAACATATTTTCCTCAGGAACATAATACTGAAGAAAATACTTCATAATTATTGGTTCAAATTCTTTTTCCCACCAATTTTTGAAAATATTAAATTCTCTTTCATGATGATTTAATTCGAACCTAATATCTTCTTTAGTCACCCTTAAATTATTAAGGGTATTGATAATTCTATTAGGTACCTCATTCTCAAATAATAATATGTCCTTACTTAGTTCCTTCATCTTGAATATTGAAATTAATGACACATCTATGTGTTTTTCCGTAAAATGGTTTAACTGAGTGTACAATGTCGTACGGCCAAATGATTAACATACCTTTTTTAGGTCTGATAAAGTGCGACATCCCTCTTATGTGGAATGTGAAAACTCCACTATAAGGATGGTCCGCAATTGGGTCACCATCAGATAGATAATAACCTCCTGAAAAGTTTAAAGTTGTTTCTTCGTTTGGTTGCCATCTACAATGGTTGTGAGCGTTATGACCTCTACCTTCTGTTGGGTTATAATATTGAATCCAACTTTCAGTAATATTAGGTTTTCTACTGTGTTTAAAACCTAACATATCTAATAACTCCATATAACCACTCTCAACCCTTCGTCTAATCTTCTTGACATTCTCATTGTCCATGTCAAGAAAATCGTTTGGCGGTGTCCAAAAACGACTACCAATAGGATTGTACTCTGTAGGCTCCACCCACATTTCTCTCTTATCGTAATTCACAGAATAATTTGATTGTCTGTTAATGTCGTATTGTTCAGGAAGCTCCTGACCCATTAACTTTTGTTGGGGAGTTAGATTCTCAAACCCAAACGTGTATACCTCATCATGAAACTCATCATCACCGAAAACTTTCATGTATACAGGAATTGGAGCCAAATGAAATAAATTCGGTTGACTCGTTGGAACTAAAGGTCTTTGTACGTACATAATTTACTTTATTGTACCCCAAATCGGACTCGAACCGATACGACCGAAGTCACAAGTTCCTAAGACTTGCGCGGCTACCATTACGCCATCGGGGTAAATATCATTATCGCTTCAGCCACATCGGGAAAGGCGCCTCTCCCGCGTTGTTTAAGTGTGTATCTTGCGCCGTATCTCACTGAGCTACGATAATGATTGTGATTCGGAAAGGATTCGAACCTTTGACCTACTGCTTAGAAGGCAGTTGCTCTATCCAACTGAGCTACCGAACCAAATTTTGTATCAGAGGTGGGACTCGAACCCACACGGGCAAAGCCCAACAGATTTTAAGTCTGTCTTGTATACCATTCCAACACTCTGACATTGTTTTACAAAGATAACGAATATCTCTGATAAAGTCATAAAAAAACCCCGAACTTTTTTGGTTCAGGGTGAATATCTATAAACGTAGAAACTGGCTCTGAACAAATTACGGCATAAGTCTTCTTAATAGACCTTGTCTATCAAGTAATAACGTATGTAATAATGTTGTTCTCATGTTTTATAAATATATCTTAATTTGCGAAGCTCTGCTCAAAATAAGTGTCACTTGCGTTTTCTTCAATGTTCTCTGTATGATTTAATGTAACTATTTTTGTATTAAAGTCAAATATAAAGTTACCATCAGACCCTTCATTAATTTCCCATCCACCATAATTTCTTGATAATTCTCCGTAGCACCAGTCCTCAATTCCTGCAGGAACATGACTACCATTCTCTTCAAAAGAACTTTCTAAATAACCTGAATCACCTGACCCATTATAGGTTACAGTTAGAATACCATCATTTGGAATTTCTACATCGGAAAAATCATTTTCCATCCAACGTTCAAATCTTTCAATATCATCCTCAGAATCATACTCGGTTGAACTACCATCACCTCTATCGTAAAAAGACCACCAATGAGATAACATAATTACTTTATTATCAACGTCAATGTCGTACTCTAATCTCTGATAGTTTATATCCTCATCATGTTCTTTAATTAATCCCTCATCATCACAATATTTCATGATTTTTTGAAGTATTGGTATTAATCCTGATGGAATATCTGCATTATAGTTATTAGTGAAATGTGTAATATAATCCCAATTAATATCATCATAACTAAATGTCCATCCGTTGTCTATGTCAATTTCAATATTACCGTCTTGCATCCCCATTGAACCTAAGTAATTGGATACTCTTCTTAAATATTGTTTTTCTTCTGGTGTTAAAAGTTCTTTCATAATAATAAATATCAGTCAGTGAATTCTAATTTAATTGTTTTTAACATCCACTGAGGTCGTTGATTTGTTGATATATTATTCACCCATTCTTTGGCTGACGGAATGTAGTTATTACAATCCTCTTTTATATGTTGTTCTCCGATATATCTTGTGTAAACAATAGTACCGTCACTGTTTTTGAATTCAGTACCAAATCTTTTTTCCATCTCAAAAATACCCTCACTATGATGTCTAAACATTCTATGAAGTGAATCCCCAAACCATCCTTTGGTTTCATCCAACCATTCGTGTAAATGAATATAATCCTCAGGTTTTCCACCAAATTTCTTGGCAGATGATTTTGCGTGTAAGTTTGGATGTGCCATCGTTTATTTGTTTGTGGAGAATAAGAGACTCGAACTCTTGTCCCCGCCGTGCAAGGGCGGTGCTAAACCAACTCAGCTAAATCCCCTAAAGTGGAGCTTCCAGTCGGGCTCGAACCAACGACCTGCTGATTACAAATCAGCTGCTCTACCAACTGAGCTATG